GCCAAACGATTCATCGGACATGCACGGAATATGGGAAAATTTGTGGATGTCCTGCTCGATTGCCTTTTTCAAGATCTCAACACCGGATTCGTCAAACGTCCGCGTGATGTATTCCGCCCTCGCATCTGCAGGCATTTCCAGCAGCTTATCTTCTTTTAACCGCTGCGGCGCTGTCCTACCGTCTGCATCTTTTCCCTCTTCGTCCCCCAGCATAAAGCCATACAGGGCAAGGATCGCATCTACAAACTGCTCTTTATCCGTCACACGGTCGGACATCAGAGCGTTGTACGCGTCGATAAGTGGGATCTGCAGCTCATAGTCCCCAATGCCAAGCTTGTTGTTTTGGTATGCAACGATCGGCACTTCGTCCATGTAGTGCGGTTCTGGCTCTTCCAGCAGCGCCTGTGGTCCTTCGATATCCTCGATGTCCAGCACATAGCGGAAATTCTTCGTAACGACGGTGGCGACATATATAATTTTTGTATCGTGCCCGTCGTCCTTGCGAATGGAGTAGTACACCGCAAACAGCTCATTTTCTTCGATGCTGTCGTCGTATACCATAAAGGTATTTTCCGGGGACAGATTCTTTATAATCAGGTCGGTTTCGCCCTCTTTTGCGTAAATATACTCAAAGGCAAGTCCGTAAATGGACAAATCCAAACCGTTATCCCCGTCCGCCTCATCTGCCCCGGCAAGTTCCAGCGGCTCCGTCAGTGCAGCGATGTCTGCACTGCTCTTGTAGGATACCGGATTCCCAATAAAATAACTGGATGCCGTGTCCGCAATGTCCTTTGCATGGTTACACACCAGCTTATTTTTGCGCTCCGCTTCATCCAGTATCTTATGCTCACCTTCATAATACCTTTTCTTTTTTGCAAGCTTCTCTCTAAACTTCTGATGCTTCATAATCAACAGCCGGATTGCCTGCTTGTCCGGCGCTGTTTCGTCCCACTTGTCCGCGGGCATTGTAAACTTATACATCCATATCACCTCGCTTTAATTAAAGCCGTATTTTGCTTTATTTTTCACACGCCCTGTCCGCTTACTCAGAATTGTATACACAAAATATCTTACTGCGTCCATCGCGTGGTCATTTTCTTTTACCGGTCTGTCCTCGCCCAGCTGTGCTGCTTTTTCATCCCAGATGTAGGATCCAAATTCCATGATCGTATTGATGCAGGTATCGCAAAATACCAGCAAGCCCATGTTAAGCATGGAGGCAACCTCTCGTATGCCATACTCCACATCGTTGTCTGCTTTCAGGACACGATATCCACGTTTCCTCAGTTCCGCGATAAAAGAAGCGGCTGCCGGGTCTACAATCACTGCTCTGATCGGGACGCCATCCAGCCACTTTTCAAAATCATCTGCATATTCTCCATCTGTTTTCTGTTTCCCTTTCGCACGCCCGGAATAATAATATTCCCGAACGCAGTACCATTTCCCGTTGTTGCCCTTGTTCCATAGTAAAAAAACAGTTGCGTTTTGCGTACCATAGTCGCAGCTTACATATCGCCCGCCGTCTTTCAGACACCGGAAGAAATCTGTTATCTTCTGTACATGCTTATCAGCGTCAAACATGTCATAGATAATTCCTTCCGCCATTGCCCACAAGCCTAAAATGTAGCGTTTGAAAAACACGCCGGTGTACATACTGCGGTACCTGGCTTTGATCTCTTCTGACAGGCTCAAATTGTCGTCCATCGTAAAGTGGACATACAAGATATTTTTTAGCCCTGCTTCCAGCCCTTTTGCTGCGGCTTCCGCCCTGACCTTCGCTGTCTTCTCTCTGCCGAGATATCCGGTCGATTTATTGATCCAGTTTATTTTAAACCAGTGATACGGACCGTCTGGGTTACAGTTAAACCAGTATTTTGACCCTTGTACAGAGCAGCGTCCGGTTGCCTGATTTACAAAGCTTTCCGGCATTAACGCCACTTCATCAAAAAAAACACCCGCCAGCGTAATGCCCTGAATAAGGTCTTGTGATCGTTCATCCTTGCCGCCGAAAATATAAAAATAGTTCTCCACAGCCCCGCGTCTGATAATCACCAGGTTATCCGCCCTGTGATCTGAGACCTGATACCCGCGGCTTTTCAGCATCAGCTTCAACCAAAACAGAACGTTTCGTCTGAATGAACCGATCGTCTTGCCACACATGGCAAAATTCTGTCCGTTAAACGTATCCATTGCCCAGATCGCAAAGGACAGCGACATGCTCACTGTCTTGCCGGATCTGATTGCGCCATCTGCAATGATCCCGTCATAACCCTTTACCGGGGAATCCGGGCACCACCAATTCAGGATTTTTCGCTGCTTTTGCGAAAACGGCTTGAATTGGAAAAAACGCTTAATCTGCCTCATCCGACCAGTCCTCCCCTGCGGTTCCATTCAGTGCCGCAAGGAAACCATCGTCTGCTGCCGCATCCTCATCTTCTGCGACATTTGTCTTCGCTTTCAGGACAGCGATCCGGGCGCGCTGCTCTTCCGTTGCCAGATCCATATGATCCGTCAGCCAATTCATTGCCTTCATCCGGTCCATCAGTTTCACACTTGCACCATCTTTCCCTTGCTTGACTTCGGCAATAAGCGTCCCATCCACATCCGTTGATTCCCTGAATTTTACCACGTTTATTTCTTTTGTCAGCGGAATTTTTTCTCCCGTCTTTTCATCCGTCACCGTGATCGGCCCAAACGCCCCCATTACTGGAACGGTTTCACGCCCAAACGAAACATAATCCGTCATATCCGCAAATGCAATATCCATATACTTCTGAAAAATATCATGCTCATCCAAAAGCTCGCGGTTCAGACGGTTCTGTTTCAGCTTCATAATCTCATCCCGGATACAAGGATTTACAAGGAGACGGTATCCTTCCGAATTTGCGACATCATAGCTGCTGCCATATGCTTTCTTATATGCTTTTGTAGCGTTGAAGCACCGAACATAATATAAGCAGAAAAGCCTTTGTTTATCTGTTAAATCAGCATTTTCCAATACTTGACCAACATCTTCCGCAACGGCTCTTTTACTCTTTTCTTTGGTTGCAACCTTTTTCCCTTTTGGTTGCAACTTTTTTTCTTCAAGGTTGCAACCTTTTTTCCAGTATCTCGACGCCCAGGACTTGACCGTCGAAAGACTTACCCCATACTTTTCAGCGATCTCCTTATACTTCATTCCTTCCTGATAATCCCGAAAAGCCTGTTCTCTTACTTTCTCACTTTTCACCTCACCACCTCTCAATTCATTTACAAATAAAATCCTTCCGGACTTTTGACAGCCCTTAACAGCATTCCGCTAGGAGGATCAAGGAGAAACCAATGTTGGCACGTTGGCCAATGGACCATGCAGGAATCGAACCCGCGACCGACCGGTTATGAGCCGGATGATCTACCACTGATCTAATGGTCCGGATTTTTAGGGAAAAAGAAAGAAGCAGGTTGTTATGCCTGCTTCTGTAATCCGTTTATTTTTTTCATAAGGGCTTCCTGCAGTACCTGTGAAAAATTTATGTTTTCACGCACGGCAGCTTCGTTCAGCCACTCCGGAATTGTTAATGTCTTTTTTACCGCTTTTGAAGAATGTCTTCTGCGATATTCTGACATATCAAATTCTACAATGATAAGCGTTCCATCCTCTGCATCCACACGATCCAGCGGAGACGCTTCTGGAATAACTTCTCCCGCATCTTCCATTGTGCTTAAGGACAATCCCAACGCATCCACTGCCATCTCATACGCGTCCTGCATGTCATCCCCTTGTGTCATACACTCTGGAATATCCGGAAAGCTTACCCAGAACCCACCTTCCTCCGCTTTATGAAAAACTGCCGGATAAAATAACCTTTCCATATATAACCTCCATTTCAGGTGGCAGGGCTATTTCAGCCCCGCCTGTTTCAATATTGCCTGCTCCAATCCCTTTTTCAGGTCTTTGGAGTGATAAGGAACGACTACGGTTCTGCCGCTATCCTGATTTCTCATTTTAACGTGAGAACCATTCTGGCTGAGAATAACATACCCAGCTTTTTGCAGGAAACTTATCATTTCCTTTGGTGTCATTGGCATCTTTTGTATCTCCTTTCCTTATCATGGTTATATTGTAACACGTATTTATACGTATGTCAATGGTTGATATACAAAAATACCCAGCCGTTTGACTGGGTATCCTGCAGAAATCATCATTTTCAGGGGAAGTAAATTCTTTCACTGCTTGCAGTATATACTATAACATTTTAAAACCGAAAAAAGCGAAAAAAACGAAATTATTTCATGAAATTTGTAAATTCCATTCTTACACTATCCCCCGTTGCCTTCCTCCCCATCTTCACAGCCACCTCCTCCCAGGTCAGCTCTTCGAGGAATTTCCACCGGATGATCCGCTGCATCCGCGCCGGGATCGTCAGCATCCACTCTTCCACGTTCAGCTTAATCTTCTCTGCGTTCGCTTTCCGGCGCTCCAGCAAGCCTTCGTCCCACCGAAGCGCACTGTCGTCTGCATAGGTAAATGTCGTCCCTTCGATCTTGAAATGCTGCGGCTGGTACGGGAAATCCGGATTGCTCCCGCTTACATTCGTCTGGATGATTGTCTTGCGCTTTTTCTTTAATGCCCGGATGTCCCGTTCTGTCTCCTGGACCAGCGCACATGCATCTATGTAGTCGTTTAGGATGTTTTTATCCATCGGTGCCACCTTCTTTCTCATCCATTTGCTTACTTAAATATCAGGTTTTCTTTCCATTCTGCTCTTTCCGGCTTATTCGCCTAAATACTCATTTAATCCAAATCAAACCTATCTTTCGTGTACTGCACATAATCCTCCTCGCTAAGGTACAGGTACAACCTCAACGACCTCGATCCATCCTCGTACACCTTCCCTACCGCAATTATCCGGCTGGATTCATCGCAGGCGTAAACATCTTTTTCTAAAAATTTTTTCTCCCTGCGTTCCCCGTCCATCTCGTATATAACAATCGCTCCACCGTCCACAGCCATATAATTTATTACCGGACAAATTATGGTAATGTCCCTTCCATAATCGTAGCACCCGCTTAAAAATACTGTCATTGCCATCGCAACCGCTATTGCTCTTATCTTTTTCATAAGCTTCCGCCTCCCATAAATGTCCTCATCATTTGTTTTTTCCACCCTGCAAGTTCCTCCGTTGTCTCCAATCCTTCACAGGTTCCTCGTTCGCCTGCTGCCATGTTTGATATATCTCCACCTGTTATCGGATTCCACGCTCTATCATCTATATAGACATCTGCTCCCACCTTCCGGCAGTCCCCTCCGAAAAATTCAATTCTTTCCGGAAGATTTTCATTCACGGCGTCAAATTTCAAACCATGTCCCTGACACCACTCTACTGCCTTCTGAAGCGGCTCCCCGCTCCGGCAGGTCCACAGGATTACTTTATCTCCCTGCTGCCTGCGTCCGACCAGATAACCGATCAGCTCCTGATTCGGTTCCCCGATTTCCGGCCACCTGTTTTCACACAGCGTCCCGTCGAAATCTACAGCATATGCCTTGCTCATTTTCTTTTGTTCCATCTTTTTCCAAGATCTCCTATCTCATAAACATCATGTTCCCACCGCCGTCCAGCCCATAGTTCGCGATTGACCAGAACAGAAGCATAAAATACAATATCATCATAACTGTGACAATCAGTATCACTTTCCATGTTTTCATTATCGCCCCCATCCGTACCCGTAGATATCCGGGTACATCCCGTTTTCCATCATTGATTCCATGTACCTCTCATACGCCTGTCCATCATCGTGTCCGATAAACCACGCCGCTTTGCCGCATAAAGTCCAAAGTAAAGCTCCTGTCACGATTGCTGCCAGAATCACGACCAACACATCTTTCAGATTCATGTGCGTTTCGCCTCCCCTGCCAGCACGACCTGGTACATTCCCTGCCATTTCATCCGCTCCCGCGCATAGCGGTTCACCCTTGCTTTCGGCAGCCCTATGAGCGTTTCAATTTCTGATGCCCGGTATATTCCCATATACCGCCCTCTCTTATAGATCTTGTATGCACATGCTGTCCCCCTCATCTCCTCCGCTCCTTTCCAAATTCCAGTGCAGGGAAGCGCCGCTTACTTTCTTTTACGTCCACTTCTTTCCCGCTGCTATCGCGCATCCCTGCTGCCTCCTGTACTCCTTTTCTCTTCTCCGTCCCATAAATCTCCGCATTTGTGATGCAACATCTGGTTCCCTTCGCGTTCTCGACGAGAACATGGTGCGGGTATTGTTTGATCACTGTTGCCCGGCGTTGCGGCGCAGTCTTTTGGTTTTCATCCTTCTGTGCCCATGCTTCTCGAATCATAATCTTATCTCCCGGTTTCAATTTTTTTACTGGTAACATCCTGTGCTTCCTCCTTTGTTTCCCAAAACACAAATCCTTCCGGCGGTACCGTCCTGCTGCCTGGCTGTACTTTTTCAATCTCTTTCCCGGCATCACCCCAATCTGCAGACAAATGCTTTTTTTCATTTACGCTGTCTTTCCGATATGTGACCTTTTCCCGCGTCCATCCGGGATACATCCGCCGCATCCGATTTTCAAGCATCCTTATCATTTCCTTCCGGTTATCAAGATTCCCGTTATCGAGCATCTGATGGTGCCAGACGCACCCAAGCACTCCATTCTGCTCCACTCCCATCCCCAGCTGAGAACGCGGGACGATATGCATGATCTGCAGTGCCGTCCGGCAGTAGGTCGGGTCTTCCGGCGGCTCATATCCGGCCGCGCAGAAGACGCAGGTTTCATTATCACGCTTATGTATCGCTTTCCGGTCTTTCGCTGTAAATTCCAGATGCCGCGTCAGCTTCTTTTTCACTCTCTTCTTCATCCTTTCTGCCCTCTTCTGTTTCTTTTCCCATCTGGTCGATGCTCATCTGTCCCGGTATCTCTTCCGGCGGCGCAGGAAGGATCTCAAACTGCAGCGCCACATATCCTGGCATCAGCCCACCGTGGTCGTTTATCAGGTGCGTTATCCTGATATCTATCTCTGCACCGGTCTGCTCCCCATCCTTCTGATGCTGCAGTCGCACTGTATTCCCGACCCGGTACGGGTCATGAGTGCGGAGGATTAAAAAACGCTGCCTTTTCCGGATGTCCGTCATCACGTTCGTTCCCATCGGATAGGTATAGACTGCGTCCTCCGGCGGCAGTTCTATGGGGCGAGGTTCCTTTTTCTCCGGTTCCTTCCACGTTTCGGAGTTCCACTTCTGCTCTCCGCGTGGCAGGCGCTCCGGCCCGATTTCTTCCGGTACTTCCGTTTCAGTTTCTTCCAGATTCGTTCCGTCCTGCTCTGCTGCCGGGTTATTTTCTTCCGTGACCGCTGGGCTGACGCGGGACGTTTTCCTACTTTCCGGTTGCACCGGTGCAACTCCCGGCATTTCTGCGCCATACACGGTTTCCCAGCTCTCTTCGGCGCTGTCGCTGCCCATCAGCAGGTCAAACGCTGCCTCCATGTCGTCCCATCCATATCCCTGCTTCTCGCCGCTGCGCACATTGATCAGCACCAGATCCCTGTCTGCTCCTTTGAGCGACAGCATCAGCCGCCCGATGCCGGGGATCCGTGCGCTGTGCATCCCTTCTCCTGCCGGCGCCATGATCTCCATGACCTCTTTTGCCAGCTGCTCAACATTATCCGCCCGCATATATTCCTTCCAGAGCTTGCAGTACAGCTCCGGGATGTCCTGCCCCAGCTTCCACAGCACCCGCTGGAGGTCATTTTCCAGACGGTCGTAGATGTCTTCCCGCTCCTCCATTAAAATCTCGAGATCCGTGGTCTTTTCCTCTTCCGCCACCTCCGCACGGATCGCCTGAATATCAGATTTGCTGTAGTCCGGGCTGATCTCCTCGTTGATCCACTCCGGGAGCATCAGCATGATAGACAGCTTTGCCCGTCCCATGCCTCTGTACTGTTCCTGCAGACGCGGTGCGTACCCGCCTTCTGCGAACCGGTCGTTGATCGCGATAAACCTTGATACTGCCGACTTGTCCAGCCCATACTCCTTCTCTGCAAACTCATTGACCGTTGCATATCCGGATTCCTGCAGCACCGCCGTATCCCGCGCTACCTTTAAAAGATAGCCGATCTTTACAAACCCTTCCTCGACTTCCTCCACCACGGTATCCATCGTCTGCTTAAAATCCGCATAATTCCCATATTCCAGAGCCTTTTTCCCGTATTCAATCAATTCTCCCACTTCACACTGCCTCCATAAAATCTTCCATAAGCCCCTGCAGGACTCTTGTATTGTTCTTTTCCCTCAGCTCCTGAAGGTTTTCTTCCCGCTTTACAGCGCTGATCTTTGCCAGCTCCCGTTCGGATGCCGTCAGGCGCTTTTTGATAACCTTCTGCCACTCCCGCAAAAAACCCCGCACATTCTCGATCCCCGTCTCCTCATCCAGATAGGTTCTGTGCTGTCGGATGGTGCCGCCCGGCTCCACCTCCAGCGTGTAATACGGCACGTCCGGCGCGGACGTTTTCCGGAGGAAGAACACGTAAGTTTCCCGATTCCGGATCCGCTCAAAATACCGGTTCGAAGAGCCTGCGCAATGATGCAGCGCATTTCCTTCCACCGCGATGTCCACCAGCCTGCGGGGGACGAGCACCATGTACTCTTCTCCGGTGTATTCGTAGATCTTGCGAACTGCTGCCAGATTATCTTCCGCGCCGGGGTATTTGCCCGCCATCTCTTGCGCTTTTTTCTCCCACGCTTCCCGGTTCTGTGCGATATTATCCAGAATCTCCTGCTGCCGGATCTCCTCCACAGCCTCATCGTGACGGCGCTTTAACTGGCGCGGCCGGCTTACCATCTCATCAGATAGGTCTTTCCCCAATCTCCGACACATACTCAGATAGTCCCGATGCTGTTCAATAACGCTTCTTATCGATTTTCCCGGGTAGGATTCCGCCTGCTGCCTTATGATGTAATTTTTAAATTTCAGCAGCGACATTCCTCCGGGGATCTGCCCCGGCGATACCTTTTCCTGCAGCACCCATTCCAGTGCTTCCTGCGGCAGTTTCTCTTTTGTCTCTTCTGACCAGCGCAGCCACTCCAGCATCGCTCCCCCGCCATCCGCATCCCGCAGGCGGTTGATCTTCTGGCGGTCCTCCAGTCTCAGCACCTCTTCCGCCGTCTTCCCGTCCAGGTCCAGTGTCCCGCTGTAGGAACAGAAAAACAGGCTGATCCACTCGGTGGTTTCTTCCAGCAGCCTGTAAAACCTGCCTTTTGCCAGATACTCCACCACGCTGTGCATCCGTCTGTCGGCGCATGCCATCATCCGGTTATAGTCCGCGCAGATCCCTGCGGCAGCCATCCACTCCATGATTCCCGTCCAGTCCTCATATTCCGTATCCACAAGACATTCTCGAATGCCCTGTGGATACAGGTAACACTTCCCCATCCGACGATTTGCTGGGTTGCTTTTGTCAAAGCACACACCCTTATCATCCCTGCCCCAGCAGTTATACCGGATCTGGCATATGTATTTTTTATGCCCTCGCAGCGGCATGACCCGCACGCCCTCCGACAGGTGGACGTGCTCCCCGTCCGCTGTCCACTCCATCCTGATGTCAAAATGCCTGCACACCGACATGTCTGCACCCATATCCTGCATCAGGCACACCTTTCCGCGCTCCATGATCTTTCCTGTCCGCCGTTTGACCTGCGCCTGCACGCCGCAGGAAGGGCACACCGACATGTCATTGTGTTTTCCCGGCACGTTTTTGGCATCAGACCTGCCCCCGCAGGCGGTACAGGCATATTGTTTTTTCCCCTTGTCCCAAAAAAGATAATGCTTCCCACCGCCTGCTGCCTTTAACGCCCAGTCCCGGAAGTCTTCCGGGGGCTTCGGGGCGCGTTCCTGTAGCCTGCGTTCCCTCTCCAAGCGTCGCTCCTCTTTCTTTTCCCTCTGATCCCTGCCGTAGTCTGTTTCCACATCGTCGATTAGCACAAGCCCCTCTGTCCAGTTCCTCCATGTTTTCCCGTCCAGTGCCTTTTTAATCAGGGCGCGGGATTCCGGCGGGTCGTACTTTAAAGTTTTCTCAACGGATCGTCCGTTGTCGTACCAGTCCAGCCCGCCTGCTGCCCGGTGGGCTTTCATCACTGACCACTCCCCGGTCTTTGCGTCCCATGTCTCATATTCTCCGGTGTCCGTGTTCATACAGTATCGGCAGGTCAGATCCTTATCCCGGTACATGTTCAGGATCAGGATGTTCTCCACGTTCTGCACGGTAACCACTTTCCCTTTCTTTTTGGTCTTTATCGGCGTTTCCCGCAATACCAGCCGTCTTTTCATTCGCTTTTTACCACCTTTCCGTTTTTGATCGTGTACCACACATCCGGCAGGATGTCCCCGCCGACCTCGAATACTTTCGCCGCCTCAAACTGCCCCTTTTTGGGTTCTTTCAGCAGCGCCAGCACACTCCCCGCCGCCCCCTTTACCTTCGGGTCCTTCCCACGGGCAATGGCGATCGCGCCGGCCCCCTGCCCTCTGGCAACATCCTCCGCCACGTCCAGCAGCCTCCCCTTACGCTTCCAGTCTCGCTCCGGGAAGCTCACCATATACATACATGCCGCCGATGCGATCTGTTTTGTATTCAGTTCCCGGACGATGTGCATTTTTGTACAGGCAATCTGGACGGATCCGTCCTCATCGATGCTCCCTCTGGCTTCTACCTGACAGTACCGGTTCCCGTTTCCCAGCGGATACCATCTCAGGCAGTCCAGGACATACTCTGCGCAGTGCATCCCTGTCCGCGCCGTCTTTGAGCTATCCTCCTCCAACACGTCTCCCACATGGTACTGCTTTTTGCCGCTCCCGAAGCTTGCGGTAAAATCCGGCGCAAATCCCTTGTATGCGATCATTTTCCCGCCCCCGTGTAGTATTCCGTGATGATGCGGCGCGCCCGCGCCATCCCGGGGATGCCCAGCTTGACCGGATAGCCCTGCTTGATACCTGCTGCCTTTACGATCTTCTCATCCACATCTTTTGCATTTTTAAAACTCCATACAAGCAGCTTCGCAATGCACCCTCGCAGGCTCTTCTCTTTCTTTCGCACTGCTTCCGCCGTCTCCGGGTGCTCCGCGCACTGGATACGGATATAGGTCAGCCAGTCCTCCATGATCTCCTGCGGCTCCAGCTCTGCTGCTTCTACCTTTAATTTTCCAAGCGCAGCCATGATGGGTGTGCACAGCTCCTGCGCTGCGCCGTCTATGTAGTCCTCTGCATCCTCCCGGTCAATTCCGTTTTCTTCTGCGATGCCATAGATTGCATCGATATCTCCTTCCGCCAGTTGTGCGGCGGCGGCACGGTTCAATTCTTCCGCAGAGTCAAATTCTCCGAATTTTTCAAACAACATCCCGATCCCTCCTTGCGGGGCAGTCTGCCCCGCTGTGTATTCCGTGATATATATTGCATGGTCGTCATCATCAACGGGTTTCTTGAGGTGTTTCAACCATTTTTTTCAGTTTCTCCTGCATCCAGAGCTGGTATGAGTGCCCGCCAGCCCGCATAAAGACCAAATGCGGAGCCATTTTCAGCACAATCTCCTGCCATAAATCCTTGTGCTTTATATCCTGCCCTTTTGCCGTCTTCCAGCCCCGCTCCTGCCACTCCTCCAGCCATCCGTTTTCAATGGTGCTCCGTATCTGGCTGCTGCCCGCATGGGCATTAATCACACAAGGCAGCCGCAGTCGGTCCAACGCTGCAGACAACGCCTGCATAATAAGCACGTTTTCCTTCTCCGCCTCCCAGTCCCCAACCTTCCATAGGGTCACAGGGTCGCCCCGCCGGGTAACAAATTCCAGAAGGTACATCCACCTGCCTCCCTGCTGCCTGGGACCGTGTACTGTTGTCTCTATGTACAGGTTGACCTGCGGGCTACTTTCCATGGTGTTTCCCTCCTTTCTTCCGCTTCCGGCTGTATCCGGGCAGCATGACCAGCGTATAGCAAAAGGTCTCGTGCCCGTCATAGCCGCTGATGCCCCGGCGCACACTATCCCGGTCTAAGTAATACCCTTTTGGGATTCTAATCTGCCCCAGCTCCCGGCTCTTGATCATCTTCGGTTTCCCGATTGTCGGCTTTTTTAATCCCTGTGACGGATACCAGAGCTTTTTCGTCTCCTTTTCTTCTGTCTCCATCGTCCTTTTTGCATATTTGACAAAATACTCCGCAATCTTCCGGTAATTTCCATCGGTGTAGAGCGGGTCTACATGGATTCCGCCCTGCTGCCAGCACTCCCGCAAAAGCTTTAGGTCTGTTTCCTGCATGACCAGGTGGTGGTGCCACGCTCCCTTCTTGCCGACTTCCATTACGCGAATGTACTTCGGCGGCGGCATCCCCAGCTTTTTTAAGCGGCGTTTTAAACGGTCGTAGAAATTTTTGAAATCCTTCTGCATCCTGTCAGAACCTTCCGGCCGGTTCTCTTTTTTATAATCCAGCGTCACCAGTAGGTCCCCATCTTTAAAATTCTCTGCCATCAGCCATCCCAGCATCTGTGTTGCCCGCCTGAGGTTACCTTCCTTCTGCGCCGGTGTCGTCCCGTTCTTTCTTTTCTCCCTCGGCCCTTTCCTCCCCGTCCGGCGCTGCCCCTGCAACACTGTCACCGTCCGTCCAGCTTTGATCCGTTTCTCCACTACCGCCATATCATCTGTGCCCCTATCGTTAATATCCTTTACCAAGCTTTTAAGCGGATTTTCCCGCTTTTTTCTTGATTTTTTCGTCACAGAGTGATATATTTTTAGTAGGTTATTTTCGTCTCTGGACGATTAGGACATGCGCGCCAACGCATGTCCTTCTTTTTTATGTATTTCTTTTATGTATTTCTGACTGACGCTTCATAAAGCGCTTTCTGCACCAACTCTTCCGGAAATGCTCCATTTCTCAAAATCTCTCCCTTTCCGCCACGCACTCCGAACAGCTCCTCTTTGATATCCTCTGACAGCTCCATTGTCACAGCAACGCTGCGTGCCACTTCATACCGCGCTTTCGCCTTACCGTACTGCCGCTGCTTCATCAGGTTCTGGAATTCTTGCGCCAGTCCTCGCAGTTTTTCCTCAGCTTCTTTTTCTGTCAACATCTTCCTCTGCCCTGCTTTTCATAATCTCCTCTACCAGTTCCCGAATTTTCTTCTCCACAGAGCTTTCTTCATAATCAGATGACGCATGCCGAATTCCCACCTTTACCGCATGCATAATCTCTTCTTTCGCACTTTCTCCATTACTTCCATTTTCCACTAACGCTTCCATTATTGCTTGTACAGCTACAGCAAGGTCAGTCAGCACAATCGACCTTTTCCCTTCCACTTTTACACTTCCCATATGTGATTTAATCATTGCATTCTCTCCATTCCCGCCTTATACTAAAGGCGTAATATTTTTTCATTGGCGCTGGTACTTTGGTCGGTTCAGCGCCTTTTTCTTTTCCGGCTTCTTAATTCTTCTTCGCGTGCCGCGCACAACACTGTTGCCACAAAACAGCCGCCGGCGGCGACCGTCAGTACCGTCGGCGTGATCATCATTCCAAACGTCTCCCACATAATCAGCGCTGCCGTAATCAGCACAGATCCGGTCATCAGACACACATCAGACTTGTCCATCTTCACTTTCACCTCCTGTTCTCCAGTTCGAATATTGCCCACCTCAGCGCCGAAGCCGCTTCGGTATCCTTTTTCCGCTCTTTTTCTTCCAGCAGCTCATAAAGCTTGTCGATCTTTCTCTGTTCATCCATGAGTTTCTCATCTCCCGAGCATCTGCAATAATTCATCATCTGTAAAATGCAGCACCTTATCCAGCGCCCATATTTCGCCCAGCCGGATTGTTTCGCCCTCTGCCTTTCTTTTTGTGAGGGTATTTATATTGATTATGTTCCGGCGGTCAAGATCTCTTCCCGTCAGCCCGCTGCGGGCCAACCCGATGTTGATAACCCGCCGGACGGCTTCTTTGTGGTCCGCATAAAGACCGATTGCTTTTGTTTTTGGCATGACGTTACCTCCCGCTTTTCTTTCCATTTGTTATTTCGGTTGTATTGATAACCGATACTCCCACTACGCCAATTGCTGTCGCCAAATATAGAAAAGGAGTTTCAAAAGCCGTCTCTTTTATTGGTGAATCTCTTCGCCAACTTCTCGTTGATGTAGTGAGCGAAACAGCCAAAAAAGCTCTGTTTCCTTAATTTCTTTCCGCAATATTGACAGTAATGGTCTGTTTTCAGAACAACTCCCTTGCAATAAGCACAGTGATAAACTTTTTCTTGGTCAGAAATTCTATCATTGTGCTTTTTGGCATTCTTTGAAGCATATCCCATCTTCTTTCACCCCATCTACTCTTCTGTTTGGAAAAGATAATCCACAGTACACTCTGGATCTACTTCATTTTTAATCTCTATACACTCGGCTAATGTTAAAGGCGCTTTGCCGTTTAATTTTAACGACAGCGTGGTTGGCGTTTTATGAATTCGTTCAGCAAGCATTGCCCTTGTAATTTTCCGACGTGCCATTTCTGCATCCAAATTCGGAAACATTTCTTTTTCTCCTTTCTCGAATTTTCGTGATTACAATTTTAGTATACACGAATTTTCATGATTGTCAATCTAAGTTTTATGATTTTTCGAGATTATTTTTTTGCACATACTTATATACTCTTGATTTTTCGATATTTATATAGTATCCTTTCATTAAAGGAGGAAATCACGATGGAAATGACTGAACTCAAAATAAAGGAAATGATTATAAATAGATATGGCAGTCTAAAAAAATTTTGTGAAGTAATAGATATGCCTTGGACAACTTTAGACAGTATTTTAAAAAGGGGCGTAGCTAACTCAAATATTTCTAATGTAATGAAAATAACACGAGAACTCGGTGTGGATACTGAAAGTTTAGCATCAGGAACAATTATTGATGCTTATCCAAAAACTCCCTCTATTCCTACCATTGCTGCTCACAAAGACGGCGAGAATTTCACTCCAGAAGAACTTGATAAAATCGAAGAATATAAAAAGCTGCTCATTGCAGCAAGACCAAAGGACTGATTTTCATGACCTATGAAAAATTGCAACTTCAAAATAATGAAGTTCCCGTTAAAGAGATGAATCTCTCCGAAGTGTCCGGACTTAAAGGACTATACTATAATGGGAACATTGCAATTGAGAAAAATCTGACATCTGCTGAAAAAACTTGTGTCCTTGCTGAGGAACTTGGGCATCATTATACGACCACCGGAAACATTCTCGACCAGCAAGAGGTTGCGAATATAAAACAAGAACTGCATGCCAGAACATGGGCATATAATGAATGTGTCGGTCTTATCGGTATCGTCAAAGCCTTTGAAGCCGGCTGTAAATCACTTTATGAAATGGCTGATTATCTGGAAGTGACAGAAGATTTTCTGAAAGATGCTCTGGAATCATACCGGCGCAAGTACGGAGTATGCACAGAAGTTGATAATTATATTGTATTCTTCGATCCGCAGATCTCGGTTATGAGGAAATTACTCGAATGAAAGAGGGCACATTTTATGACTTTTATGAAGAAAATTTTAGATGCACTGAACTTAGAAAAAAGGAACATTCCATTGCCATCTATCGAAGATGAATCTATATGCAATCCAGACATCGATAATAAGCCTTTAAGCACTCTCCCAGAACCAGAACCAGAACCAGAACCAGAACCAGAACCAGAACCAGAACCAGAACCAGAACCAGAACCAGAACTGATTTTAAACGCTTTCCCCGACTTGTCAACGGCTACTTTTGATGATACTGATAAGCCTTATGTATCGTCTCGGTTATTGATTCGCGGATTGCATTTATATTTTATAGATGTTGCGCGCGAAATTGTTTCTCAAAAGAAAATTATGTTAATTCCACTTATGAGGGAATATCATATATCTGAGGATGAAGTAAAAAGAATAATTTCAGAAATGACTGACGCAGGCATTCTTGATTCAAGCCAAAATATCAATATGGATTCTGATGAGTTTGAACATTTTTTAGATATATATGATCCTAGTCTATTTGACTGCCCGCATACCGTTTTTGATAAAGAAATATTCCTGTGTATTGGAGAAATACTTTACGAATCCGGCGTTGAAAGTCTATATGGTTCGATGAAGCCTGATGAAGTGCTGGACTACTTAAATGTTATGGAAAAAATGAATATCATTCATTATGATAACTACAAGAACAGCTATCAGGTGCTTATTTCTAAAGAAGAATTTGAACTTAAAAGCCAAAGCATTCCTGCTTCATTTTCGAGTGAGCTATTCAATATTCAAAAATATGCTCCACTAAATAAAAATTCTTCCATGTCTGGAGTAGAATTTGAAAGATACTGCGCTTTTTTGCTTTCAAAAAATAACTTTGAAAATGTGAAAATTACACCGCAGAGTGGAGATCATGGAATCGATTTATTAGCCGAAAAAGATGATATTACATACGCTATACAATGCAAATGCTATTCATCCCCTGTTGGAAATGCAGCCGTCCAACAAGCTCATACCGGAAAAGAATTATACAAAAAGGATATTGGCGTCGTTTTAACAAATTCTTCATTTACGAAGCAAGCTATATCTGAAGCTGAATCTCTGGGCATTAAATTATGGGACTACATCAAACTAGAAGAATTTGAAAAAAATTTATAAAAAGAAAAGCCCCAGTGCTACCAACACCGAGGCGTTCCCAGAAAACTATGCAGGCCGGATGGTCGGTATAATCTTCTCACGCAAAAGAAATTATACCACAAACCTCCTGCACCTGTATAGGTGTATTTTTTATACCCAAAAAGGAGGATTAACTATGGCAACAGCAAAAAAACTCCCGTCTGGATCGTGGAGATGTCAAGTCTATGATTATACCGACGCAAATGGGAAGCGACACTATACGTCTTTTACCGCACCAACAAAAAAGGAAGCTGAATATAAGGCAGCTCAATTTATGGTGGAAAAACAATCTTCTTTTAAAGGAGATATGACTTTCAAAGAAGCGCTGACTGCGTATATTGACCAGCGCCGCCCCGTATTATCCCCGGGTTCAATCAGGGAATACGTCCGCTGTATAAAAAATTACGATGATATTAACAATATCCGAATCTCACAGATTACGCAGGATCTGATTCAGCAACATGTCAATTCTTTCAGCAAAGACCATGCCCCTAAAAGCGTCCGGGATAATCACGCTTTGATTACTGCTGTCCTAAGCAAGTACCGCCCTAATTTTGCCCTAAACACAACCTTGCCGCAAAAACGCAGACCAAATCTTTACGTTCCGACGGACGAAGATATTAAAAAGGTCATGAACGCTGCCGCAGGCTCAAAAATGGAAATTCCAATCTTGCTTGCGGCATTCGGACCGATGCGCCGCGGGGAAATATGTGCCCTCGAATATGATGATATATCCGGAACACGCGTCCATGTACAACGCAGCATGGTAATGGATGAAAACAGACAATATGTAATTAAACAGCCAAAGTCATATGCTGGCGATCGCTTCATCGATTATCCTGAATTTATCATAGATAAAATACCGAAAGCTCAAGCCCCTGGCAGGATAACAGACCTAAATCCAAACATGATCACCCAGCGCTTCAATCATGTTCTGAAACATGCTGGTGTGCCACACTTCCGTTTCCATGACTGCCGCCATTACTGCGCATCCATCATGCACGCGATCGGAGTTCCCGATGCTTACATAATGGAGCGCGGTGGCTGGGGAAGCGACGCAGTCTTAAAAAATGTCTATCGACATACCATAGACGATAAGCGCAGTCAGATGACGAATAAAACAAACAGCTATTTCGAAAGCATGCAACACGAAATGCAACACGATTCAAATATATCCCAGTAAATACAGGTGTTTTGCACAACTCTCTGCAAGTTCAAGTCTTGTCACTCCGATTAACAGAAAGAACCTTGAGAGATCGAGGTTCTTTTTTTCATGCCAATAGAATGTTCGCATGGCGTGCATTCTATTATTCATGACAATAGAATGCTCACATTGGGTGCATTCTATTGTATTTCCCTGAAATCCTCAAAACATTCTGATTCAAAAAGCATCCGCAGAGATCAGCGACCCTGACAGCCTGTCGCCGCTGATTTCTGCGGATGCTTCTTTTTTCCATCTCTCTGTCTGTTCATCCAACCAGGCTGCACCGGACCGTCACACGCTTTCTTCCTCCATAGGTACAGGTAAACAACGTCAGATCCCAGTCACCGGACAGCATCTCGTCTACTGCATAGGGATTTAAGGTTTCTACCTTTTCTACCTCATATTCGTATACGTCGCCCGAAACCGCTGTAAACTTCACCGTTGCACCCTCTGGCAAAAGTCCGATATTGCCAAAATGCCGTTTATAATTATGGGCGGCAATAATCAGGGAATTTTCCTCTGCACTGCCGGTGTAGCGGCAGGGTGCTTTTTTCAAGGACGGATAGCTCCAGGGATCCGCCACCGGCAGCGTAAGCTGCAGGGACGGAATTTCCAGCTCGCCGATCCAGCAAAGCCCGTCTGCCTCCACAAAGGTCATCCCGCTGTTCTCATCCACAGGAAGCGCCTCCGACTCCTGCTCCACAGCAGTCAGCTCTTCTTCATAGGCCTCTAAGGAGGCCTCCACCGCAGCTTCGGCACGGCTGCTGTCCCAGATATTATACGCGGAGATCCCCACTGCTCCTGCTGCCAGAAGGATCCCAAGCCCCATCAGAGCCTTGGAACAGTCTTTTTTTTTTCGACCGATCCACCATCCAAGAAACAGCAATCCTGCTCCTACTGTGGAAAGTGCCAGGATCGGCCAGCGCAGCTGTCCTGTCTGAGGCAGCTTCTCCGGTGTTTTTTGCTCCGGAGTGATTCCCGGTGTAACGATGGTCTCTGTCTTTTTCGGCGGCTTTTTCACCTCCGGCGTAGAGGGTTCCTCGGATTCTTCCGGCGGATACACCGGATCCGGAATCCTTTCGGCCTTCGGATTCACCGACATGTCATATAGCAGCTGGGCGTTCAGATTCGTCGGGATCGAAACCAGAGACGGATCGGTTCTGTATTTCTGCATCTGACCCGGAACCAGCAGATACAGACCGGTCTGCAGCCCTGTCCAGCTGATCTTTCCGTTTGCATCTGTTCTTTTCGTATCCCCGGAAATGTGATTTGCTCTCTGATACTCCAAAAGCGCTGCCGAAGCATCCTTAGACTGCTGCGCCGTCAGGTTTTTCAGCTGCACGCTGCAGCCCTCAAAGCCGCCTGTCAGCTCCAGCACCGTATAGCCTCCCCGATCCACCATTGCGGCAACCTGATACAGGGTAAACTCTGCATTTGCAACGGGCTCGTCCCGCATGGTGTCAAAAAGGATTTCGATGGAGCCTTTTTTGTCCGTATCCACGTCCTGCATCAAATTGGACGAGCTGCTCTGACTCTGCTGTGCACAGACGTCCTGCTTCCAGCCGCTGCAAAGGGACAATACCATGGCCAGCGCAAGCAGCCAGCCCTTTATCCCTTGTCTGATCCGGATTTTTCTTCCTTTCATTTTCTTCCTCACTTTCTGCTGCAGCTGCAGCCTACCTTTCTCCTGCCGGATACGCTCCTGCACCCCACCGACAACGAAGTTTCCTGTTCTCTACCTATCGCAATCTACTGCACCCTCTCCCCATGGATCAAAAGACGATGGGAATTGACTCCATAGGGCGTACAGGTAACCAGTGTGACCTGATCCTTGTCGGACTCTGCTGTCAAACCGTTTAACTCCTCCGGAAGCACCACCTCTGTCTGGGTAACTTCATAGACCAGCACACGATCCAGCACCGTGATCTGAAAGGTATCTCCCACCTCCAGCTGATCCAGATCGGTAAAAAGCTTTGCCGAGGGAAGCCCCCGATGACCAAACAGAATCGCATGAGTTGTTTCGCCTCCAACCGGCAGGGAGGTTCCCTCCAGATGACCGATCCCAGATTCCAACGCCTCCTCCGATACTCCGTGATAAATGGGAAGCTTCAGCTTTATTTTTTCGATTTCCAGATATCCCATCACACCGCTGTCCTCTGCCAAAAGCAGCTCATCATAGGATTTTCCGTCGATCAAAAGTGCCTCCTTTTCCGCCTCTCCCAGCATATCGAAGCTTATGCCAAGCTCTGCCAGCTTTTGATTATACCGGTCGGCTTCTGCCAACAGGGCAGCCCGCCTTTTTTGCTCCATCTGCGCCTGTGCTTCCTGATAGGCTGCGATCTGCCTGCGCTGTTTTGCCTGTTCCATCCAGTTGCTGACGGAGGGATATAACAGGACACCCAGCCCTGCCAGCCCAAGAAGGATGGCAAGGACTGTCAAAATTTTTCGTTTCATGCACTTCTCCCTTCCGCTTTACCAAAAACAAAAGATCAGGCTTCCCACCAGACGCTTTGCCGGCGACAGCTCCTTTGATACAGCTTCTGCAAGCTTTTCATAGCAATCCAGTACAAACTGACACTCTTTTTTCGTCAGCCCCTGATCACTATAGCATGCCTTCAGTACGATATTTGCCAGCTTCTGCGCTGTCTTCTCCGAAAACACCGGATATTTCTTTCCAAGCTGCTTTGCAAAGCGCTCCTCCTGACAGCTGCATACACTTTTTTTGTTGAATTTCTGCAGAGCGGCAAAGCTTCGATAAATCCTTTGGATCTGTTCTCCCAGCGTTTCTCCTTTTCTGCCTCTTCTCCGTCGTTTACAGAGGATATGCCTCCGGATGACTGCTGCGATCCCACAGGCAGCTATCGTCAAAGCCACCGCCGCCAGTGCTTTTTTCACCACCCGGAATATTCTGCTGCCGATCCCGGGGGTCTCAGCCTCTGGCGTGTCCTCCTGATAAAAGGCTTCCCCTGGGGTGTCCGGGCTGTCTGCTTCCTTCTCCTTCTGGCCCGAGGCTCCATCGCTTTCTGTTACCAGGGCGGCAAAGCCCGGTGTCGTCTCCACTACGGTCCATCCGATTCCTTCCCGATAGACCTCTGCCCAGGCATGGGCGTTGTCATCCTCCAAAACAGCCTGATAGCTGCCGTCCTCCTGTCCCTTAAAGAGACTTGCCGGCGCTGCATAGCCCACCACATATCGTGCCGGCATCCCGCAGGCACGCAGCAGCATGGTGGCCGCCGCTGCAAAATGAACGGAATTTCCTTTTTTGGATTCCTTTAAAAACCATTCTACAAAGTCCTTCCCCTCGGGCACAGCCTCCGGTTCCCGGACAAATTCATAATTTCCTGCCAGCTCAGAAACCACTGCGGTTTTGATCTTTTCCCAGTTTTTTTCTGCTTTCTTTGGATCTGCACTTTCCTTTGTTTCCAGCTCCAGGTCAAATTTCTCCTGCAAATAACTGAGATTTTCCGGCAGGCTGCTGTAATGTGC